CGTAAGCCACTCGTCTTTCCACGAAGACTGACTGCCTTTAGCCATTTCCAAATCCCAGTCAATTTCTCCAGTAGCTTTCTTTTCCATGATGACAGCTTCTGCTTTAGCCTTTGCCACCTTTGCAGAAGTTTCTGCTTTAGACTTTTCAACTTTTCCATTGATCCAAGTTCCTGCCAGTTCAGCGACTGGTCCTATTAGCAAATTGAGCATAACGATCCTCTATAATGTATTTGAGATATTCCAGTCTGTCTTCCCAATCTGGCATCTCTTCACGTAACAACTTTATGTTACGATCCTCTGCGAAATCTTGCAGTCTTCTTTGCAATTGATTTTGGCTGTCGTACAAACTGTTTTCCTGCACGTGTACCTTCCCGCTTTGCTTTTGTTGTTGCTGCATACTCTGCTGGGCTTAATGCTTTAATGGCTTTCTCAGGCAAATATCTCTCACCTGTCTTACCAGAAGGTTGACCAGACTTTGTACGCCACTTCTGCTTTGTCCATCTTTTCAGGCTTCGTTGTGACTTTGCAAGTGCCATTACACCATTCCCCTACGTGCCATTCCCCAATAGACAAGACCACCTAATATACCCACTGCTATCATACTAGATAGTATTATTACAACAATCTCTACAAACTTCTGCCTACGTTCACGTTGGCGATACAAAGTTTCCTGCCTTTGTTTTCTTATGTCGGCTTCCATACGAATAAGTTGATCCCATTTGGACTGACCCATCGTATACTGTATCCACGTCTTTAATTCTTCTCTTTGCTTTTCTGCTTTAGTCTTTGCAGCAAAGGCTTCCATAGCCTCTTGTTCGACAGACGAACCTGCAAACAGTTTTTTAAATATTGGAGGGTTCTTTGCTTCCTTCTCTGCCTGTTCCAAATCAGACAGTGCGCCCATCCAGCGTCCTAAGTCTGACGCCATCTGCTCTATGTCACGGCCTACTTGAAAGCCTTGTTTAATAGTATTGAACGCTGCAGATGCGGTCGCCATCGCAGTAATCGGGTCCATTTAGTATATCCTTACGTTGTCGGGGTTAACGTATTTGGGTACACAGTAAGCTGTCACCCGGTCTTTTGGGTCTACAAGATTACGGTACTGGTAGTTACCGTATCTCTTTGATAATTCTTTTGCAAAGAAGTTGCACCGTTCTATGTTCCAAAAGTACATATCGTTGCTAACGGGTTGCCTAAACTCTCCTGTACCTAGAAACACAAGAAGCAGGAATACATGTTCCATATCATTTGTAGCCACCACCTGCTGCTTTGTATTCACGTGCCAGCATCTGTGCCTTACGTGCTGACCACTGACCTGGTTTACCACCTTTGCTGCCAGCTTTAATCTTTTCAAATAATCTTTTTCTTAATGCTGGCTTAGTGTAGTTGCCAGCTTCATTAACTCTACTCTTGCTCTTCTTTTTAGTGACCTTCGGTTTGCTAGTTTTTCTAACGCTGCCACCTTTCTTGTATTCTTTTTGTTCCTTCTCCACGCCGCTAATCGTGCCTCTTTGTGCTGCCCCGTAGAAAACTCTCTCACCTTTTTTCTCCCCATATTGCTTGGTCATAGCAGATTTAATCTTTTTTCCTTTAGGTGTAAGCGGCATCTCCTTTAACTCCGTTGCGGCATATATGATTCTTTAAGTTTTACAGTAACAGTTACGGCACTGCCTACACTGGCAAGGCCACGCAATTTGTCACCCTTAAACAACCACAATGGGTCATCGTTAATCTGAAGCAGTGAATTACCTAGCAATTCAACATTTTCAGCAAGGGTATAGTATGTAGCACTTTGGTTATCATACCAATCTAAACTGAATGTCACGTTAGACGAACTAGCATTATTAATGTAGATATTATCTACCTCTGCTTCATAGTTAGATGGCACAGTATAAATATCTGCATTGCTTGTGGTCAGTTCAAGTCCAACGGTGCGGTTCTTTGTTTCCATATTAGTTCTCTATGTAAAGAATGTCCATTGAAGCAGCTACACGTAAGTCTGCATTTGAACTAGTGGCTACAGCGCGAAACTCAATGTCTGTCTTTTCCGAAATAGGTTCAGGCGTAATGTAGTTCTGATGAAATGCTGCCTGAAACAAATCAAACTTATTTTTAACACGGAACACGCCATTCTCTTCTCGTGTAAGATAGCGCATCGTAGCGACCTTGTTGTTCTGTTCTGTAAATGCAGTAGCGTCTAGTGCTAGTAGATATGCCGTATATCCAGCAGGTACAGTCCACACTGTCATCAGGGTTTGATTTTCACCATTGGTAATCTGTGCATAAGTAGTGCCACCATTGGCTACAGTTACGTCATCAGTGGGAGCAGTAGACCCCGCTATGAAACAGCGATTAACCCGTAGAAATGTTTGGGTTGTTGTAGCTGTACCACTACCAGCCAGTGTGACAGTCTCGTTGACTTCATTATAATCAGCATCCAGACCACCTACATTTACCTGCACACCATTATCCGTAGCACCTGCACCGCTAGTCACTGTCATAGCCACAGCACTGGATGGGTAAGTGTATATACCACCACCATCCCAAATGGTTTCTTCCACGTCTTGAATTTCAGGATTGTGACCAAACTTGAATATGCGTTTGTGACCATTTACAAGACCACGGGATACCTGTACAAAGTAGGGGTAGTAACCAACACCCCCACCCATTCCAATCAATTGTGGGTAGCTTGTTATACTCATTGTCTATCCAAAATATGCTTTAGGCTTGTTCCGCTTATTCACATTTTTCTTGTGAACACCCGGACGCCTAATGCGCTTCTTCTTCATAAAACTATTGGCGTATTGCTTTGCCATTACTTCTTCTTCTTAGCCATCCCACCACGCATCATCATTTTCTTTTTAGCAGCCATCTTAGCCATGCCACCGCCGCGCATTCGCTTCTTGGCAACTCCTCCACGCATCATTTTCTTCGCTGCTACTTTTGTCTTGCCCTTCATTTCTCAATCTCCGTCTGTCTATAACTAATGAGTGAAATACTTCTACGGGAAACTTTAAGTAGTAGCCACTCTTTTCTAAACTCAATGCTGCATCGTCCAACACAGATAGTCTCTGCACAAATACCATGCAGTATGTCAAGGAATTATCAACTACCCCATCTTCAATGAGAAAGTCCAGACCAGCCTTCTCAGCGTCATAGTCTGGATGAAATACCATTAAGTGTAAGTCAGTACCTGACACTGACATTGCTTCGTTAACACCGTCACAGAAACCATCCAGATATTCCATGTCGGGTAAGTATTCACTAGCCCACACAACTATGTCATAGTCATGTTTATCAAAGTCACGCACAGACTGTACCAGTCCATCTATGCCAGTGTTGATGCTAAAAGTAACCTTGTCATCAGCCCATGCCTGTTTAGCATAGGGGCAAGGTGGTAGTCCATTTAACTTGTCGTTAGGTATTTCAAGAAAGTTTTTAGACCAATTACGTATGTCTTTTTCTACAGGATGCACCGTTATACGTCAAATCCCATGTTACGTACAGCATCCCGTCCTTTAGATGTGGAGGCCAATTTACGCAAGCCTGTGTTTGGCAACTTGTCAGTAACACTGCCACCAGCAGCATACATATGCTCTTTACCATTGGCAACACCACCGCGCATCATGCCCTTCTTCATCTTTTTAATCTTGTCCTTTGGCATAGAACTAACACCGATTGACACAACAGTTACCATATCATCTTTCTTGTTCTTAGCCATTAGTATTTTCCTTTGCGTGACTTCGGGCTAGACTTTGTACTGCCACCCGGACCTTTCCATAAATGCCGACATGCCCAATAGCGAGCAGTCAACTTGTCATTCGCTGTATCACAGTTGTGCCTAGCACGAAACGACTTACGCGCCGCAGCACTATAGTTGTGACCATAGCCTGTAGCACCAAAATGTATCAACTTAACTTTATCACCGTCTTTGGCAAGAACCATCATCTTCTTACCTTCACGGTTTGACTTAATCGGTTTGTTATAACCTGGAAACTTTGTACCGCGATATTCAATAGTCATACGGATGAACCTTTTTTTAGTTCTTCACACTTCCACATAAATTGTACAGGAACACGTGGGAGAGTCGGTGTAATACTTGCCACCATCTCTTCAACACGGACTAGACATTCTTCTTCGGTTTTGTACGGGCCTCTATTGTCTGTAAACTGTACACAGTCATCCCGTGTCATCAGACTGCACACCAGTACCATTGCTGTCAGCATCGTCTGTCCACCCTTCCATACGCATTGCCCACTCTACGTGTTCTAATGTGAAAGGGCGGCCATAATGGGCTTCTACTGCCTTACGTACATAAAATACATCGCTATGAGGTATGTGTAATCTATCTAATGTGTTCGTTCTAATTGCTTCATAGAATGCTTCAAGAACATCGTCTGTATATAGTTTTACAGATTTTTTCGCCATTGTCAACTACTTTTTTGGAAATACGGAATTTAGTCCATATGGGGTATATTGAATGTAACATTAAATGTCTTTAACAAGTTTATCTATATTTAATGTTTTCATTTAATGTCTTTAACATCTAATGTTCTTACATCTATGTTTCTTTATTTAATGTAGAACATCTAATGTTTTATTTTATATATGTTATACCATACCCCGAAAATCGTGTCAAGCATAAACTGCATATGTCGCAGCAATTATCATAAGTTGCCTATTTTTTAGGCACTGTTGCACAATACTTGTGCATAGGTTGTGTATGAGTTGCCTTTGTGGTTAACACTTAATTTTCCCAATCTGTGTATTTCTCCATATATACGTACGTACACCTGGGGTGTGGCCCCTGCCCGCCACCTTTGATCCGCGCGATTTGCGCCCGATTGCGACACTTTTTATCTTATTCGCGCCAGCGCATGGTGAAATTGCGCGACCATTCCATAAAAAAAGCAGCATTTTCAAGGGGTTGGTGGTGGATAGGCAAGGGATATCCTATGAATTGACGCCTATACCATAGTCGATAGAGGTATCGAATAATGAAAGACAACACAAAACTATATCGGCGGTGCATATAATTTTAGCCATACCCCAACAATTAAGTACCGACTAACATTTAAGAACACACCATGAACAAACCCCTTTATACTTTATATATAAAAAATAAAAAATTTTTCTTAAAAATAATTTTATCAATAAAAACAAAAACTTAACCAGGCATACCATCTTAACCCATTGAAAACATTATAAATCTTTTTTGTTGCTTTTGATTATTCTTTCGGATTAGGATTTAACCAAGATGAACGGCAAGACAGATTAGAGTCTTACAAAGATTATCTGATACCGATAAAGCCCAAAGCATCTAGAAACTGAATATCTAAACGCCACGGCAAATTGATACAGTTTCGAAACCGAATAAAAAAAGACTTGACTACCGAATACCACCGAATTAACGTAATGAGACTGAAACAAAACGAAAGGACCAAAAAACCAGATATTCAAAAAATGCTAGGTATCCATCACCAGCAAAAGCCCCAAAAGTACCCAAAAGGTATAGGCATAGAACGATGGCAAGTGGACACATGAAATCCTTGTGGGTGGTACAGACCATAATGCACCAGAAGTGCGCCTAGTTTCCTGACCTACTGTAACGCATGGGGTGGTGTCAAAAGCCAAAACCCGATGACCTTGTGATTAGGATAACAGTAGACGCAACAAATGTCGGTATAATTCAGTAGGTCGGAGAGTGCCAGGACGGGGGTAGAGTGTAACTATCGGCAGCGGTAGTGTATGCCATGCACAAAACCCCCATCTTTCATTGATTGATATAAATCTATCAATTCGTGGACTACCTATGGTGAAGCGAATGGGCGTAGTAAGACTTGCCCTTAACATAGGTGTAGTGTATATTATTTAAGGGGTGCGGTAATATACATGAAAAAAAGCACCCCACTTACCTTGGTAGGTTTATATCAATCAATGAGTGGAGACTAGAAAATGAGTGTTGAAAATATTCTTGCCATATATAAGATGGCAACACCGGAAGAAAAGCGTGACGGTATTGTGTGGTATGCTGACGCATTGCGTGACTGTACCCGAATTGCGCTTGATACATCTGTTCCATTGCATATTGTCGTTGGTGTGGTAGCAAGCCTATCACCAAACAACAAGTGGGAACGCAATATTCAAAATGCAAAAGACTTAATCCATGCCAATGTAAATGGTGACGGTATGGACAGTGTGAAGGTATGTACCTATCACAAAATGAAAGAAAAAGCATGGTCAATACTTGAGGCAATGCCTGACCATGATGGCGTGATTACTATACTGAATGGGCAAAAGATTGTTTCATTCTATCGTAACATCATGGGTGACGACACATGCACAATTGACGGTCACGCACGTAATATCGCCTATGCGGAACGTGTGGGCTTGACAGACGACAAGACCAACATTGGTGTCAAGGAATATCGGACACTACAGGCAGAGTATGTTCAGGCCGCGAAACGCACAAGGGTTAATGGGCGTGCGCTGAAAGCGTTTGAATTGCAAGCCATCACATGGGTGACATGGCGCAGAATACACAACATCAAGTGAGGTGACAAAATGACATTCGAGGAATTTATGACAGAGTGTGACGCAATTTGTGTGTCAGAGATTGGCGTTGGTGTACATGATATGCCAGACTTAATGTGGCGAGACTTTTTTGATGATGGTATGTCGCCACAAGATTCGATAGATTGTGCAATGGAAGAATGGGGAATGAACATAACCCAAGAAGAATGGGAAATGAATGGGGAATGGTAATGAATAAGCAAACAAGCAATCTTGTTGAGATTGTAAAACTCAGGCAAAAAGTATGTGGCCTTAACGGTAAAATAGCAGGCATGTATGATCTTCTAAATATGTCTGAGGATTGGATATCAGAAGAGCAACGCCATGGCTTATACATGGAAGCGCAGTCATTGGAGGGTTTCTTTGCTATGAAGATAGAAGAAATCGAAGAAGAGATTGAAAAACTCAGACAAGGGGAATAAAATGACGTTAAAGTTTGAACGCAAAGAAAATTATGGTGAGATTAGGTTCTACCCTATGTGTGAAAAATCCAGGTTTCTTGCGGATTTGTGTGGACGCAAGACATTCTATAGGTATCAGGTGCTTGACATTCGTGACAAGTTAGGATATGAAATAGAACTTACAAACACCACACTCTAACCAGTACAAGGAGACTAAAACCATGTTTAAGACTGTATTCACAAAGAACGTAGCAGGTATCATTCGCAATCCAGTGGGGCTGAATAACCTACAGTTTCGGCGTACCACTTCACGGTACAAGCGCAAGGGTACGTTCAGCAACAACAAAGGCTACCTGATGGTGTCACGTGATGAGGCAACAGGTCAGTTTGTAAAACGTGCGTAAGATATCGCGCATCAATCCAGTAGCCAAGGCGCTTGCCTTGTCCAGACGCAGGGCAAGTGTTATACCTAATAAAAAAAGGTATGATAGGAAGAGGGATAAAAAAGATGTCGAAAAAGATCATCACCTATCGCAAACCAGTAAAGGTCAAGGCGATAACGAATAAACAGAGAAAGCCTGTGTCAGCATTGCGTAAGCAACAGCGACAGGACAAACAGCAACGACAGAAAATGGGGTACTAGACCATGAACAAAGCAACAGCAAAAGCACTACGTGAAAAACTGAACGCAATCTTTGCGGAACATGGCATTGATGGCTATGAGATACACGCAGGGAATGCATCATTCGATGACACACAAGTTACCTTCAAGGTAGAGGTACGTGAGCAGGGGGCTGGGTCAGTAGAAGAACGCGACTTAGAAACTTTTGCCAACATCATTGGGCTTGACACAACCAAGATTGCCAACCAGCAAGGTAAGACTTTCACATTGGTTGGGTACAAGACACGTGCCAGAAAGAACCCATGGATTGTGCAAGACATGAGCAGTGGCACAAAGTATGTCATCAATGACATGACAGCCAAGCGTTGGTTTGCAAAGGATATTGCATAATGGATGAGGGCTTTGAGTTTGAAGGCGTCTGGATTACAGACAGAACGAAAACACCGTGTGGCAGGTTTGACCTGTCACCGGAACAAGCAGACGAACTGTATGGAAAGGATGATACAGATGAATGTACTATCGCTGTTTGACGGCATGTCATGTGGGCAGATTGCACTACAGAAATCTGGATTTCAGGTTGACAAATATTTCGCGGCAGAAATAGATAAATACGCTATCAAAGTGGCAAAGGCTAACTATCCTGATATGGTACATCTAGGTGATGTGCGTGATGTGTCAGCCAATGACCTGCCACAGATTGACCTACTGATTGGTGGCAGTCCATGCCAAGGGTTCTCATTTGCTGGCAAGCAATTGAACTTTGATGATCCACGCAGTAAATTATTCTGGGAATTTGTGCGCTTACTCAAAGAGTGCAAGCCCAAATATTTCTTGCTTGAGAATGTCAAGATGAAACAGCAGTCGATGGATGTCATCACTGAGGCACTAGGTGTCGAACCAATCTTTATCAACAGTAGCCTAGTGTCTGCACAAAATCGGCAACGCTATTACTGGACAAACATTCCGATGGATGGATTACCAGATGATAAAGGCATCAAACTGCGTGACATTCTTGAGGATGGTTTTGTGGATCGTGACAAGTCACATTGCTTGGACGCAAACTATTTCAAGGGTGGCAATCTCAAGTCATACTTTGAGAAACATCGTAGGCAACTTGTGTTCAGCAAGGATGGCTTGTGCCATGTCGGTGATGCAGATATCAGTGGCAATCAGACAGTCAAACGAGTGTATCATCCTGATGGTAAAGCACCCTGCCTGACAACAATGGGTGGAGGACATCGTGAACCCAAGACACTAACAAGTGATACCACATGGCGCAAACTTACCCCACTTGAATGCGAGAGATTACAAACTGTGCCAGAAGGTTACACAGATCATGTCAGCAATACCCAACGCTACAAAATGCTTGGCAACGGCTGGACAGTTGATGTAATATCACATATCTTCAATGGAATGAAGGAGACAATCACATGCTAATACTTAACACAACACACTATGACGCACCGAAGGAACATCTCGCTGAATCACTTGGCTTGTTACCTCATTGGGTTGTTGAATACAACCTGCTAGGTGAGACAGACCTTGTTCAGTACATGACAGAACGCTATGGCTTTGGAGAGTTGTATCGTTTCGGCGGCGAAGTACAAGAGAATGGGTCATATAAAAGTAACTATGATGAAGATGATGACCTAGAATATGTAGGCAAGATGGAGACAAAGGATGGTACAGTATACTTCTATCCCTATGCTATCACTGCCTTGCCTACTGATGACGGCTACTTTATTACAAGGATGGACTAAACTATGGAAGAACTGATGAAAGAAGGACTGAAGAAACTTATGTTTGACCACGATTGGCTGGACACCAGCGTCATGGGCCTAACAGATGAGAACATTGACACTAACGATTATGAAGAGGAGATTAACTATGACACAGAAGATTGACCAATACTATGCCAAATCAAACAACGTAGTCTTTGAGGACGGTGAATGGTGGTATGTAAGTCCTGCTACAACAGGGTTCAAATATCGTGAACGACTTGAAAGTCACGCTAGAAAAAATCGGACGCGAATGTTTGTCAACGGTAAGTACATTCCCAAGTCACACCCACTCCATAAGCCAGGAAATTTCAAAAGTTTGGATGATGCGTGGTCACACAAAGAAATCAATAGTGTGCCACAGGGGTATGTATATGCCATCATCAATCAGGCTTGGCCTGAGTGGGTAAAGATTGGCAGCGCTTCCATTGCAGAAGATAGACTCAATGGATACCAGACATCCTCACCATTCCGCGACTACGAGATTGTCTGTACCTTTGAGACAGCAGACAAGCGCAAGGCTGAAACCCTGATGCACCGTACATTAGAGCAGTATGCAGATGAACGGCGCAATGAATGGTTCAAGATAGACATTGACAAAGTGAAGGATATGTTCTATCACTATGACGATTCAGTAGTAAACAACCAGTAGAGGAGACTTAACTATGCCAAATTGGTGTGAGAACAGACTGACGATATGGCACAAGGATGCTGACGTACTTGATAACCTCATGGCACAGGTTCGTGCAGACGAGAACGGTGACTTGTTTAAGTACATCAAGCCTATGCCTGACAATACCTTTCGCGGCGCACTTGGTAACGAGGAACGTGAAGAGTGTGAACGCAAGGGCATACCAAATTGGTATGACTGGTCGATAGATAATTGGGGAACTAAGTGGGATGCTTGCCACATGGATTGGTCACATGGTGATGATAACAATGTAACATTCACCTTTGACACTGCATGGTCGCCCCCCATTCCTATCTATGAAGCACTCATGGAGCAGGGTTTTGATGTCGAGGCATACTATGTTGAGTATGGCTGTGCTTTTGCTGGCGAGTGGCACTACTCAAGTGAGGATGAACAATACCTAGATGCATCCTTTAACATTGACGAAGAGCAAGTGTCGCCAGAATTAGATGAGGTATTTGATATCACTCGACAACTTCAAGAGTGGGCAGAAGAAGCAAAGGAGTGTGCCTAATGAATAGGTTTTTAATTGACCACCACCCTATCGCAATAGCCCAACAGTTATGCGATCAACACATTGTCAAGATGCCATTGGAAGAGGCGCAGATGTTATGCACTGCGCTGTGGCATCATGCACCAGAGTATGCAGAGGAACATGATTTATACAGACCTGTACATCGGAATCATCCATGTACTCTGTGGGCTATGGAGAGTCGTGCAAACTACACATATGCGTTCAATCTATACTCAGCAATGCTCAAAGAATATACCTATCGCTACAGTAAGAAACATGGAGCAGGTAAACATTTCCTAGCACTAGCCAAGGGTAGAGACTTTGTTCCAGCACATGCTATCAATCATGTAACAAAGCACCCTCAATGTTTTAGTGGCATGGATCACTTGAAGACAAAAGAACATTGGCCTATTACACCATATCGTAACTTTTACATTGCAGATAAATCTAAGTTTGCAAGGTACAACAATGGTCGGGATATGCCTGGCTGGATGAAAGGAGCAATCAATGCCTGAGTACAAACCTTTTATAGATAGGAAGCATCTTATGCAACACGCATCTGTATTGATGGATGAGATTGATTTCCTAAGAGAACAACTGCAACCCCGCGATACTGGACACATACACACTGCAATCAGTGTGCTAGAAAGTCGTGTCGAGAAATTATTGGAGGACTTGAAAACATGAGTAAAGAACAGCAAAGACGTAAGCAGGAAATTGCAGTAGCGATTTCAGAGATGCGGCCTGAACAATGGAAGGCAGTAAATGATGCGTTCAAAGCATTGCTCGCATTTGATATTGACTTCTCTGAATGTTATGAAATCTGTAGCGCAGATGTTCCAAGAGATTTGAAGAGGGCTATGGCTGCACTTCGGTATGAGTTTGACCTGAGTTATGACGATGCCTAGAAACTTAGAGGAGACACTTGTTGCTACATCTAAGGACGATCTATCCGAAAAGATCAGGTGGTATCTAAACAGATATCACCCCCTTGGATATGACACTAGAGTTATACGCATGACACATGATCCTAACACTGGTAGGTTCACTGCTGTTATGTCACGTTGGGATTCTTGCGATTAGGAGAAAAATACATGGACATTATTATTGCAGTAATTGGTATGATTATCTTGTTGGCGTTTGGGCTATGACTACTTTCAATGACATGGTAAGTGATTACTATTCTTCCTATGAATACAATGACTTGAGAGATGAAACTAAAGCAGATTATAAATATCTAATCGGCCAGGTTTTGGATACAAAAGTTGAAGGAAGAATCTTTCGTAGCCTAGATGTCAAACAATTGACAACTAAGATGTGCAAACTTGCATACAACACATGGTGCGATAGAGGTATCCACTTCGCTAACAAGACAATGGCTATTGCGCGAGTCGTGTACAATCATGGCTTGCGTATGGAGATGGTCAACAACAACCCATTCAATGCTGTTCGCAGGCGTAAGCCTAAGAGTCGCACCACCCTGTGGGATAAAGAACACATCGTCCAACTACTGGACACAGCATACAGCGACTTTAACACACGCAACCTTGGGTTGATAGCACAGATGGCATATGAATGGTGTCAGCGTGTGGGTGACATGCGCCTACTCAAATGGTCTAGCATAGACTTTGAGCATAGGCGTGTGCATATCCTGCAATCAAAGCGTAGGGCAGAGGTTTATTTGCCTATCTCTGACGATCTTATGGATATGCTGGAACAGCAGCACGAAGACTTCGGCTTTCAGGAGTACGTTGCCCCCCGTCCTTATCCTATTCAGGGTAAGTACGAACCCTATACTATATACAAAATGTCCAAGCATGGACGCACACTTATTCGTAGCGCTGGGTTGCCTGACACTCTCCGACTGTCGGACTTACGGCGCACAGGTACTACAGAAATGGTCCAGGCAGGTGTTGGAATTGGACAAATCATGTCGGTTACAGGACACGCTAACCCACAGTCTGTAAAACCTTACATAAAAAATACATTCGATGCTGCAAATTATGCATTGACAAAACGAACTGCGCATGGTAAAAGCACATTAGATGCCGCAAAAGATGAGGATACATACAATGTATAATACATTAAATGATATAATAAATGAGACTACATTGTATATTGGTGAATCTAAGCGCATCAATTGTCCATCATGTAGAGGATATAAAACCTTTACAATTTCTAATATTGGTGGTAATGTAGTTTGGAATTGTTACAAGGCATCTTGTGGTATCAGTGGTGGCAAACGTGTTGGTATGACACCTAGTGATATCAGACAGATGAAAAAGAAACAGGAAGAAAAGGAAGTAGAATTTGTATTGCCACCATTTGTTGTGGCCCATCGTAATCAGAGACACCTAATTAAATGGTGTGCTGAGTGGGGTATTGACATTGATGAGTGTGGCTTGATGTATGATGTAAAGGAAGACCGTATTGTATTTCCTGTCGTACATGACAACAAGATTGTTGACGCTACTGGTCGGGCGTTGACAAAGCGACTCCCTAAATGGCGAAGGTATGGGTCTTCTAGTCTCCCCTATACCTGTGGTCAAGGTGATGTCGCCGTGGTTGTTGAGGACTGTGTGAGTGCGTCTGTAGTTGGCAATGAGAAATTTGTCGGGGTCGCATTGCTGGGTACTACGCTGCTTGATGAACACAAGCACTATCTCACACGGTTCTCAACGGCTATCGTTGCTTTAGACCCTGACGCATTACCAAAGACTATTTCAATTGGTAAACAATTGCGTGGTTATGTGCCACAAGTAAAAGTGTTGCGCCTTGAACAAGACTTGAAGTATCGCAACCCGACAGACGTAGATAAACTTAACAAACTAGGAGCAATATAATGGAACTTATGGAACTAGCATTGATACGAAGCCTTATGAACAAGGACTTCTATGACAACAATCGTGGGGCCAAATGCCCAGACAAACTATTCAGTGGTGACAATCGTAAGATTAAAAAGGTTGTTGACATGGCAATGGATAAGTACAATCGAAGCGTAACCCCAGAGGAAGTACAGGCTTTGTTTGTATCAAGTAATCCATCTATTACTACAGCGCAACGAGAAGCATATAGCAACATCTTCCATCGTATCCAGCGCACTGACCCACTAGGTAATGATGTAGCAGGAGAGGTGCTTTCTCGCCTGTTTCAGCAGGTTGTAGGGGCAGAGATATCAGAGTTGGGGTTTGACTATGTGAATGGCGACAAGTCCAGCCTAGAACCCTTACAGCGCATTCTTGAAAGATACAACGATGACTTCACACCCAACCTAAACATTGAGTGGGATGACATTACGATTGATACTATCATCTCTAAGAATGATCTTGAAGCACGATGGACGTTCAATATCCCAACGCTTGCAACCAAAGTTTCTGGTGTCAACGATGGACATCTTATTGAGGTTGGTGCTAGACCCAACACAGGTAAGACATCCTTCCATGCAAGTTTGATCGCTGGTCCTGGTGGGTTTGCTGAACAAGGTGCAAACTGTATTGTACTCTGTAACGAAGAGAGTTACCATCGTGTTGCCGCAAGATATCTAACTGCAGCCACAGGCTTGACCATGTGGGATGTTAAGCAAAATCCTGCAAAGGCACGTGACCTGTATCGTCCTGTGTATGATAAGATTCGTATCAAAGATTCTACAGGCAGAGACATGTCTTGGGTAGAGAGTGTGTGTAAATCATACAAGCCTGATGTTTTAGTCCTTGACATGGGCGATAAATTCGCTACAATGTCTGGCTACTCACGGCCTGACGAAGCACTCAAGGCTAATGCCATTTATGCTAGGATGATCGCCAAGCAATATGGTTGTGCTGTATTCTATATGTCACAGTTGAGTGCAGAGGCAGAGGGTAAGACAATATTGAACCAGAGTATGATGGAAGGTTCACGAACTGGTAAAGCAGCAGAGGCAGACCTCATGGTGCTGATCGCTAAAAACCCTGTAGTTGATGGGCAGGACGAAGAAGACACACAGCGTCATCTGTGCGTAGTCAAGAACAAACTGACTGGCTGGCACGGTAGAGTACACTGTGAACTAAACTATACTATAGGCAGATATGAGGTGTAATTATGAAACTAACACTTGACGTAGAGAATACTGTTACACATAGGGATGGCAAGATGCATCTTGATCCCTTTGAACCAGACAACTCTCTGACTATGATTGGTATGCTGAGTGACCAAGGAGAAGAGGTTCTCGTTACTTTGGATCATAAAGAGGTCGATAAGACTCCTAAGGGTCACATTATAGTACAGGACTGGCTGGATAGAGCAACTGTGCTTATCATGCACAATGCTGCACACGACTTGTTGTGGTTGTGGGAATCAGGCTTTACGTATGATGGGCCTGTGTTTGACACAATGCTGGCAGAGTATGTACTACAGCGTGGTATAAAAGAACCACTGTCTCTTGAGGCATGTGCTGAACGATACGACTTGGACACCAAGAAGCAGGACACACTGAAAGAATACTTCAAGAAGGGGTATTCAACTCGTGACATTCCTCATGCAGAGTTGTGTGGTTATCTATCTTCTGACCTTCATGCAACACAGCAGTTGTCAGATAAGTTGATGATGAGTTTGAATAGTTTAGAAAGTGCTGGCTTACGAGGCACAGTTGATTTAACAAATCAGTTTGCTGTAAGTCTTGCTCGTATCTATCAGCGAGGATTTACAGTGGACCTGTCAAAACTAGACGAGGTGCGCCAGGAATTTGAAGAAGAAAAGTCTGAGTTGCATGAGAGTTTGAAGACACACATCCAGCGTATCATGGGTGACACGCCTATCAATCTCAATAGCCCAGAGCAATTGTCTTGGGTTATCTACAGTCGCAAGGTTAAGGATAAGACTGTGTGGTCTAATGCTATACATCCCTACATGAAGGATGCTCCATTTAAGGATTTGATAAGAAGAGAGACAGAACGTATTTACAAAACGTATGCTGAACAGTGTAGTGATTGTAATGGTACTGGATACATTCGTAAGACAAAGAAGGACGGAACACCCTTTGCTAAACCACATAAGTGTATACCATGTGCATCTAGTGGTTATCTATACAAACCTACTGAGCAGGTAGCTGGCTTAAAGTTTATGCCACCTAATGCTAAATGGGCTAGTGCCAATGGCTTTAGCACAAGCAAGGGTAATCTTGAGATGCTAGAGAAGGCCGCACGTAGCAAGGGTATGGACGATGCTGTTGATTTCCTGCGTGACATTCGTAGGCTATCGGCTGTTGAAACCTACTTGTCATCTTTTGTTGATGGCATACGAATACACACCAAGAAGGATGGTAAGTTACATGTAAGACTATTACAACATAGGGTTGCCACGGGGCGTCTGTCAGGTGCTGACCCTAACATGCAGAACATGCCACGTGGTCAGACATTCCCCGTAAAGAAAGTGTTTGTATCACGATTTATAGATGGCAAAATATTAGAGGCTGACTTTGCTCAACTAGAGTTCAGAGTGGCGGCATTTTTATCACAAGATGAGGTAGCAATAAATGAAGTATCTACTGGATTTGATGTACACGCATACACCGCGAAGGTTATTACCGATGCTGGTCAGCCTACGGATCGCCAGACTGCGAAGGCGCACACGTTTGCTCCACTCTATGGCGCAACAGGCTTTGGACGAACAGCAGCAGAGGCAGCATATTACGAACACTTCACAGAGAAGTATAAAGGGATCGCAACTTGGCATTCCAAACTGGCTAAAGAGGCTTTAAGCACACAGATGATTACTACACCTTCTGGTAGGCAGTTTAAGTTTGAGGGTGTACAGCGTCTTGAGAGTGGTCGTGTAACTAACTTCACGCAGATTAAGAATTATCCTGTGCAGTCGTTTGCTACAGCAGACATTGTTCCCATCGCCCTGCTTCACATAGAGAAGTTATTGCACGGCATGAGATCATGTGTTGTCAACACGGTGCATGACAGTATTGTAATTGACGTACACCCATTCGAGGAACGATCTGTACTGGACATAATTAAAAAAACTAATGATGACCTTCCAGGTTTAATTACAATGCGTTGGGGTATTGTGTTTAATGTACCACTAGAACTTGAGGCAAAAATAGGTAATAATTGGCTTGACACAAAAGACGTAGTGTGATACAACTACGGTTCTATTTTCAATGAAAGGAGCAAATACATATGAGTGAACTAACAGTAATTGATTCTAATAATTATGCAGCAGTGGCCCAAATGTTGGGCATGTCATCTGATACCAATGACAACACAAGCACACTTGCAAGAATCAAAATTCATAGCCAGCCCATCAAGGGTAAGGCAGAAGTCAATGGTAAGATGATGAATGTAGATATAGTATCTGCAGGATCATTCTTCATGGCAGACGTTGAGGGTAAAACTATATACGCAGAGAAGATTAAGATGCGTATGTTCATGCAACGATTTATGTACCAGAAGTATGACCCTAATGCAAAGAACTATGTCAAGACAGTTATGTCAGAAAATCTTAAAATTGATCTTAAAGATAACTATGGTGGGTTTAACTGTGGCAAACCTTCTGGGTACATCAAGGACTTTGATGCATTGTCGAAGGATAAACAAGACTTGATCCGATCAATCAAACGTACACGTTCTACATATGGTACTGTCACGTTTATTGATGCAAAGGATGAGGAAGGTAATGCAGCAGAACTTGAGAACGTGCCTTTTGTTTTTGACATTAGCCAAAAGGAAGGGTTCAAAAATTTCGCAGACGTTACAGCCAAGTTTGCGCAGCATCGTAGACTTCCAATTATGCATGACATAATTGTATCCACTGCAGAACGAACTGGACCTAATGGCCCATACTACATTCCTGTGTGTGAGGCAGACCTTAACACAACACACGAGATTACTGATGAAGATCAAAGCCTACTGCGCGACTTTCAGGCTGTGATTGAGAATCATAATCGTTGGGTTCTGTCTGAATGGGAACAGAAGAACGTACAAAAAGCAACAGAAGAAGAGAAAGAACTCGCTGAATCTTTTGTTGACATTGATGTTGAAGAGGTAGAATAGTATGAACCATCCAGCTGAACTGGCGTTGCATAGTTACATGGAGAAGGCTTCCAATGGGAAGTCTACCATGTCGGAAAAAACTGCAAATCAGATTGCGGAAGATGTCCGACAGGCTGTGCTTCGCCAGTTTGGTGAGTCAGGTAGTAGAGAGTTTAGACTTCGCATGTCAAATATTGGTAGGCCAACCTGCCAGTTATGGTTTGAGAAGAATAAACCAGAGACTGCCCTGCCTCGCCCAACCACATTCGTAATGAACATGATGCTTGGCGACATCGTTGAAGCAGTGTTCAAAGGTTTATTAACTGAAGCAGGAGTAGAGTATGGTGATTCCGAAAATGTATCTCTTGATATTGGAGAGCATACCATTAATGGAACATATGACCTTGTTATTGATGGTGCTGTTGATGATGTTAAATCAGCATCTGATTGGTCTTATCGTAACAAGTTTGAGTCATTTGAAACTCTTCGTGATGGAGATGCTTTCGGATATGTCGGACAACTTGTTGGCTATGCTACAGCAACTGGCTTAAAACCAGGTGGCTGGTGGGTAGTTAATAAAGCAAACGGTAACTTTAAATATGTACCAGCAACTAATGTTGAATCTGAAAAAGAAATGTTGAAGATTGTACAAACAGTCAAGACTGTAGATGACAATAAGTTTCAGCGTTGCTTTGAACCTGTAGAAGAAACATTCAGAGGCAAGCCGACTGGTAACAAAGTCCTAGCCAAAGAGTGTTCGTTCTGTGACTATCGCAAAGCATGTTGGCCTAACATGAAAGAGTTGCCAGCAGTGAAGTCACAGGCAAAGGAACCAAAGATTGTTTCGTATGTTGAACTAGCGAGTGAATACAGCAGTGCATAATGCGAAACGATTTAGGGCAGCACGTAAGTTAGGATTTCGTAGTGGCCTTGAGCATAAGATTTCTGAATATCTTACAGACCTGAAAGTAAAATTTGATTACGAGTCTATTAAGATTGAATGGGAAGACCTTGCTTACAGGACATATACTCCAGACTTCGTGCTGTCCAATGGTATAATCATTGAGACAAAAGGAATGTTTACAGCGGCTGACAGAAGAAAGCACCTTGCAATCAAACGTCAGCATCCTAAATTAGATATTCGGTTTGTCTTTGAAAACAGCAGACGAAAGCTACGCAAGGGTGCTAAGTCTACATACGCAGAGTGGTGCATAAAGTATGGCTTTCGTTATTATGATAGGATCATACCTGAAGAATGGCTAAAGGAAAAGGGGAAAAATAGGCATCAGAAATTTATTAAATTTACAGGAACTAAAGTGAAGAGGAGCAATAAATGACAGAGGAAAACGAAGAAGATAAAGAAGTGGTTAAGATTACAGAAGAAGATTTTCTTATTCGTGTTAGTCCAATTAAAACTGATGAAGGTGAGTTTACAGGAGAGGCTAGTTTCTCTGTCATTAGTTCACAGGATAATGAAATACCAAGGGCTTTATATGAGGACTTAGAGTATGTAGTAAAGTGTATGCTATCAACAATTCCTTTGATGGAACAGGATGAGGCTTTCAGAGACTTTGTTGCTAACTATGTGGAGAATTATTTTTCATACGAGTTTGATGAAAGAAGTGACAAGCCTGTTGTGCAGGGTGTAGATGGTAACGTAATAACAATAAACTTTAACACAGACACGAAAGGTAGCGCTTGATGACAGATTATAATAAGATAATGAAAGAAATAGAAATGAAGCGACAGTGGAAAGATGTTGTCTTTGAAGACAAGACTGAACAGGCAGAACAACAGTCAGATAATAAATGGCTTGACGGAGTACGTCCTGATATGGTAAACAATCCACCTCACTATAATCACGCAGGTATTGAATGCATTGAGGCTATTGAAGCAGCACTAACACCTGAAGAATTTCGTGGGTACTGTAAGGGGAACAACATCAAGTACACATGGCGAGAAAGATATAAGAACGGCGATCAAGATATTAAAAAGGCTAATTGGTATATGAATCGTCTAGCAACTTATGGGGAACGACATGACAAGAGTTAAAGTATACATTACACTTGACATTGACCCAGAAGAATACCCTATACCAGCTGATGAAAATGTAGGGCAGGATATACAGGATAGTTTAGAAGAATACTTTTATGAAGTAGAGGGTGCTAACATTAGAAATATAAAAACAATTATGGAGTGATATATTATGAACAACTATTTACCAACAGACTACCAAAACTTTATTGCACTCTCACGTTACGCGAGGTGGAAAGAAGATGAGCAACGTAGAGAGACATGGACTGAAACTGTATCCAGATACTTTGACTATATGGAAAAGCATCTTGCAAACAAACATAACTACGTCTTGTCGGATGAACTACGGGCTGAACTAGAAGAGGCTGTACTGAATCAGCAAATCATGCCTAGCATGAGGGCGTTGATGACTGCAGGTCCAGCACTAGATCGTTGCCATGTAGGTGGCTATAACTGCTCATACGTGCCTGTAGATAGCCCACGTGCATTTGACGAGACAATGTATATTCTCATGTGTGGAACAGGCGTAGGCTTTTCTGTGGAACGCAGTTGCGTTGAGAAACTGCCTATTGTAAATGAACACTTTGAAGAAAGCGATACAGTAATCAAGGTCGGAGATAGCCGCCCAGGTTGGGCGAAAGCGCTACGTGAACTTATCTCTCTGTTGTATGCTGGGCAAATTCCTAAATGGGATGTGTCAGAAGTTCGTCCTGCGGGCGCACGTCTTAAAACATTTGGTGGTCGGGCATCTGGCCCAGCACCACTGGAAGAACTATTTGAGTTTATCATTCAAAAGTTTAAGGCGGCATCAGGACGTAGGCTGTATCCAATCGAATGCCACGACATTATGTGTAAGATTGGCGAGGTTGTTGTAGTCGGTGGTGTACGCCGTAGCGCATTGATTTCGTTGTCTAATCTTAACGATGACCAGATGCGTCATGCAAAAGCAGGTGATTGGTTTAAGTATGAAGGACAGCGTATGCTTGCTAACAACAGTGTTGCTTACAAAGAGAAGCCACAGATGGGTACATTCATGCGCGAATGGCTGGCTTTGTATGAGTCAAGGTCAGGTGAACGTGGTATATTTAACAGGCAATCGGCAAAAATGCAAGCATCGAAGAATGGTCGGCGTGATACTGAACATGAGTTTGGGTGTAATCCATGTAGTGAAATTATCCTACGCCCATATCAGTTCTGCAATCTATCAGAGGTTGTAGCACGTGCATCAGATACACAACAGACTCTATCTGAGAAGGTTCGCCTTGCTACAATTCTTGGTACATTCCAGTCAACACTGACTGACTTCAAATATCTTCGTAATATCTGGAAGAAAAACACAGAGGAAGAACGCTTGCTTGGTGTATCCCTTACAGGTATAATGGATAATGAACTGTTGTCTGGTAAGTCGGCACATTTAGGTATTAATATCGGTCAGACACTTGAACGTCTACGTGACGTTGCTGTCGAAACTAATGCAGCACTGGCTGAACAGATTGGTATTCCACAATCAACAGCCATTACTTGTGTTAAACCTAGTGGTACAGTCAGTCAGTTAGTTGATAGTGCATCAGGTATTCATGCAAGGCATAACCCTTACTACATCAGGACTGTTCGAGGGGATAACAAAGACCCAATTACACAGTTTCTGATTAGCACTGGTATTCCTGCTGAACCAGATCACATGAAGCCAGACAGCACAACGGTATTTAGTTTTCCTATGAAGTCGCCTGATCGTGCTGTAACTCGTACAGATATGACTGCTATTGAACAACTTGAGTTGTGGCTAATGTATCAGCGTTACTGGTGTGAACACAAACCTAGCGTTACAATTACTGTCAAAGAAAACGAATGGTTTGAGGTAGGTTCTTGGGTATACGAAAACTTCGATGAGGTATCAGGTATCAGTTTCCTTCCATATGATGACCATGTTTACAAGCAAGCACCTTATCAGGACATTGATGCAGAACAATACAAAGAGTTCTTGGCAAAGATGCCAAAGAGTGTAGACTGGTCAAAACTACAGGAGTTTGAGAAGGAAGATACCACATCAGGTGGACGCGAGTTGGCTTGTACTGCTGGTGTTTGTGAAGTAGTAGACTTGGACGCAGCATGAAGCAATATGCGTTACATAGTATAAATTATATTTATCGTTTGTAGCGTATAACATATACATAGGAGTTGACAATGACGGGAAAAATTGATATAAAGGACTACATCGAACACGAAGATGGTTCAGCCACTATAGTGTTTGAGTGTAATGACGAAGCAAGACAAGCACTTATTAGTGAGGGCTTACTGTCTTTAATTGAAAAAGCAGTAGATAAACATAACGAAGAGTATAACTGGACAGCAGGAGAAAACAAAGATGAAGATTAAATTTGATACACACACAAAGGATGTTGCTGCTGCAGCGGCTGCATTCAGTACACTGTATGCATACTGCAAAGACTTGACACTGAATAAATCATCTTGGGGTGAAGAGTGCTTGAATATCTATGGTGAGATTGACTCAATGAATATGAGTACACTAGAAAGTGCATTACCAGATGGTACGTTTAATGAAGATGCAGATAAACTATGAGCAACTTAATGCTTATGCTAATAGCTATATGGATAACCACAATAGGTTTGTGGTGGGAAATGTATAGCCTTCGTAAGTGGATGGAAAAACAAACAGAAAAGGATAATTAAAATGGCAGAACAAAATAAAATCACTATTAAAGATCAAGAGTACGACTTTGATTCGCTTGGTGAGCAGTCACAGTACTTTGTCAATCAAGTGCGTAACTTGAAAGCACGTATTGCTGAAGCAAGGTTTAATTTAGATCAGCTTGTTGCAGCTGAAGATGCCTTCAGTGCCGCACTGATTAATTCGGTAAAACCTAGTGAGCCAGAAGAAAAAGCAGCAGAGTAAATTAGTTTGGAAACAGGGTGAGGATTGGGTTCAGTTTAACCCACCTCGCCACCATCCAAGCTACGAAGAGTGGTTGAAACTAAAAGAAAAGGAGAAGAAAAATGATGATGGAAAGATTTAAAGAAAACCCTTACACTGGTAAGCCGATGTATTACAAAGACAATCCAGAGGCAATGACTAGAAGAAATAAAAATAGAATGTGGGTGAATGGGAAATATATTTCTAAGTCACATCCTTTACATAAACCCGGACGATACAAATCTCTTGACGATGCATGGTCACATTCGCAGATTGAAAGCACTACTCAAGGAGAGGTGTATGTTATTGTAAATAAAGCGTGGCCTGATTGGGTAAAGGTAGGTAAGGCTGTAAGTTCAGAAGACAGATTGAATGGATACCAGACATCATCTCCTTTTCGTGACTATGAAGTTATTGCTACACTTCAGGCAGACAACCGACACGATAAAGAAAGAGAAATGCACAAAACATTTGCGCACTTTTCTAAAGAACGTAGAGGCGAATGGTTTAATATTGATAGACTTAAAGCCATAAGCATCTTTAATGTATACGCTGTAAACAAATTTAACGAGGAGGTTATGAATGAACGAAATTCTTCTTAAACATTTTGAGGAGGGCTACACTGCTTTCAATAAAATTTCACAGCGTAATGGAAGGTTTCATCATTACGCAAATCCAGTACGAGCAAATAACCCTCGTACCTTTACATCCCATCGTGAGTGGCAAAGAGGATGGAATGCAGCATACTTTGATAACTTGGAGAAACTGAATGGACTTGGAGCAAGAAGCTAAACAATGGATGAAGGAGAAAAGGATGAGTGATATAAAAGCAGATTATTATCAAGAGAAGGCTTGTGATACTGCCATCTTCCCTAAGAACAAGGCTATGGAGTACCTAACTCTTGGCCTTACAGGGGAGGCTGGCGAGATTGCAAACAAAGTCAAGAAGTTTATCAGAGATGGTGCCACTGAAGATGAGTACCTAGCTAAGAAGATACAGATTGGCTATGAGATTGGTGACGTATTGTGGTATTGTGCAGTACTGGCAGAAGAAATGGGGATGAATCTTGGACACATCATGGAAAACAACTTACAGAAACTTGCTGACAGGAAGGCTCGTGGGGCTTTATCAGGCAGCGGGGATAACCGTTAAATGGTCTATATACTTGGTGCTTATCAGTTGGCTACTGTACGTAGTAGGCATGGCAGGTTTAGAAAATATCTGCGGCTGTACTAGAGATTTAAATAATTGGTGGATAAAAAATTAGGGGGCTTAATTGCCCCCTTTGTTTTATCTCTTTGCCATCAACCCACCACGATTTAATTTTTGGGTCATTAAAAATATTGCACGTTTAGCATCGTTGTATGTTAGCTGATCTAATACAGGATCAGTCTCAAGGGTTGGGCGCGGCGGTACAAACTCATCGTCAACAATAGCAGCTTTTCTTTCCCATCTAGCTACCTTATTATTGTACTTAACTTGTTTATCTATTAAGTCTAACAAATCTCTGTCTTTCATCCTGCCTACTGATCTACCTGTCATATCCTCTGCTGTAGGCAGCACGGGTTTTTTTTCTGATATTGATTTAAGAACCGCCTGTAGGTTTTGTATGTTTCTTTTTTTCTCTGATCCAGCAGGTAATTCTCTTGCCAATTCATCTAACGCATTTATAAATTTTGATCTGTCGGTAGCTGTTTCTAGTAAGCTGTCATAGGTTCCACGCGCACCATATTGTTCAGTGAATTGTCCAAGGGATTGAAGATCATTAAAGTGCTGCTTAACTATATTGTATTTTTGTGATGGCTTTAATTCCCTAAATGCCTTATCCTTACCGTAAGGATTGTCAGCAAGCATCTGTGTGTAAGATTTATTTGCATACATAGATGGCACACCCTCTATATATGAACCTGAGTTAACAATAGTATTGACAATCTTCTGGCCTTCTCGCACTCGTTCTTTAAGAGGTAACTTACCAATATTCTTTGTGCGTTGACTGCCTATACCATACGCTTCTGTTACCTTATCCTCTAGTGTACTAGACAAACGAGTAACACCTAATTCTTCAGGTGTTTTAGAAGCTACTTCCGCTTCTAGGTGCTTACTTTTTGGTAGGCTAATACCAATTTTTGACATGTTTACTTTTCCATCAAGTATCTTTTGAGCAAACTCTGGTGCCTCTGCATACAAACTCTCTATTTCATCTACGTCTAAGTCAGCTAACACGTCACTTAATCTCACTTGACCACTTTCAATAGCATCATAATCTGATGGGGTAAGATTTCTCTGCAATGATTTAGGTAAATCAGAGACCACAATGTTGTCTAGTCTTTGTCCTCCAAACGCACCCTTCATAGATACGAGAGGGTCACGAGACAAAGAAATGGCTTGCTCTTTAAGTTCTGCGTGTCTTCCTGAAGCCATATCACTTGTTAATCCTCTAGCACCAGCAAACCCACCGGACGTTGGATCACGATAGGGTTGGAATCTACCCTCTTCTTCTAACTGTGCGGCACGTGAAGAGGTAGTTATCTGATCAGGATCGTTAAAGAATGTGTCTGTTTCTAGCTGCGTCTCTAATTGTTGATTTTCTGTCATAGCAGAAATATCTGACATATTTATTTTACCGTCATCTGTTTTAGTTAGTGGTACTTTCTTTATAAATTTTCCATCTTCATCATATAGATCAAGCAGTTTAGCGCCCTTACCATTTGGAAGAGTTATATCCCCTGCGTCCACTATATCATATGTAGACACGTATTTACCAGATTCTGATTGTAAGACAACAGGTATACTTACGGGATTTAAAACAAGTTCTTTAGATAGTTCTTCACTACCGATTTGATTACCAAACTTTTCTCTCAATTCTTTAACGGGTGTGTCAACATACTTTTCTCTATATGTATTTAGTATGAAGACTAGGTAGTTATCTTTAAGCAGTCTTTCATCTGTATCACCAAGCGTTGGCGCACCGTGAAATACTTTAGGTGTAGGTCGCAGACCCTCTTTAATAAACTGCTTACGTCTACTTGGAGGTAATTCTTTTGACAGACGAATCAGACGTTGCTTTCTTTCACTATCCATGGAAGCTGGATCAGCTTTGAATGCACGTGCAGTTTGCTCAGCTACGTCACTTGCTGTCTCCTTAACGCCACGTTGAATAGAACTTTTAACCAGATCAGTTGCTATCTTAGTACCCGGAACAAAGCCAGCTACAGTGAGTATGCCATATGCACCACCCAAGCCCATCTTCTTGATGTCGCCTTCACTGTAACCTTCAGAGATAAGGTCTTGTACAAAAGAAATATCCTCTGGTAATTCAGTAGCAGCTTTTGCACTACCGACAAATGGAGTAACATCAGCTATAACACCGACTGCTTGCTTGGCTTCTTCATCAGTAATGTCAACGCCTTCAATACCAAACATATCTTCAGTTAGTTCTGGTGCTACATCTTTTAATGTGTCTGAACCATACATCAGATCAGCCATAGATATATCTTGAAGATAATTAAATTCGCTTCGCTTCATTATAGATTACCTGTTTTCTGTATTTGTGCAGCACGATCAAGCGCCCACTGCAGAACATTAATGTCGCGTCCTCTTATGGCAACGCTACGTTCACGATCTGACATTACAGAGTTGTCACTGTATCTATCTCGATACTCTGCCTCTACTTGTGCTTTGATACTTCTTGGAGTTGACTCCCATGCAGTCACATCCAGTGTAGTAAATGGTAATTCTTCACGTGCTGCCTCTACTTCAATGCGTGTTGTAGCACGATCTTTAGCCTCGCTTATAATACCACTAGCGGCTTTCTTTAGCATAACTCGTTTAGCTTCTACACTTTTCTTTCTATATTCTGGATCACGTATCAGCTTCTCCATAGTTTCATTGAGGTTAAGCTTACCTTCTTCTCGTGACAGTTCCTGCCTCATATACATATCAAGAACTTCATTCCTTTGTCTTTTGTATATGTCATATGGAGACAGTCCAAGATACGCCATCTCTGCTTGCAGTACATTCTTTGCTTCTCTTTTACCAAAACCAAATAACTGTTTTTCTATTGGGTTAACTGAACGTAGTGGCCCTGTCTGGAAAGGAGAACGAGCAGGTGTCGGTCTTTCCATAATCCCCGGAGGCAACGATCTACCTGCGCGTGATGCAGCTACGTTATAGATGATGTCAAACATATCAACACCATAATCGCCATCACGTGTTTCAGGTATCATACGGTAACGCTCATCCATAGGACCGTAAAAATCTTTTAAGATTGAGGCTGGAAGAGTAAAGGTGTTTAAAAAATTACCAATACTTTCACCTATTATTTTACCTGCACTTGCATTACCAAAGTCTTGGTACAACTGATCAAGAGCGTACAAGCCCATACCAGTTCTAAAAGTTGAACCAAGCAGTGCCTGAGTTGCATCCCGCATTGTTGGGAGAAGGCTCTCAGGAGGTGCGCCATTTTTATGTCTATAGATAACATCAGCAACAAGCATGAATGGTGCAAAGGGACCGTACACTGGACGACCATCTACAATCTTGCCATCATTCGTTTTAAATTCGTACCAATTTACATCGTCACCTTGCTGCGCTCTCCATTGATAAGCAGCCATCATCATTAATGCACCTGTCATTTGTTTTGGCATTTTTTCTTGTAGGTATTCTTTTGTAGTACGTGCAGGTAGCCTTGAACCTAATCTGTCTAGTGGAAGCAGACCTATCAATGGCGCATGTTGATATGTAAATCTTATTTGATTCGCAATAAATCTAGGGAAAGGCATAAACATAGAGATAAGAAATGGCGCATCTCTATGAACCTGTAGAAATTCTCTTGTCCTTTTACTGAAAAAGTCATCGCCACGGAAAGAGTTTTGATACGTAAAGTCATAGGCATCTTCCATGGCTTTCTTTAGTATACCTTCATCTACAGTATTAAGTTCGCCCTTACGAATAAGTTCAAACAAATCAATACCTTCATCACCAAGTCTACGTTTCAGTGATGCAGAAAGGACTGCTTGTTTAAAAAAGTTATCAGATGCGGTGTTAAGGAAGTTTGCTTTGCGCCCTAGTTTAGCCATAGCAGTCTCTGACCCTGTGGCTGCAGATAAATCTGCTGCCTCTCGAAAAAGTCTAGCTGCTTCTTCTGGAAACTCGTCTGCATATATTTGCCGAATAACCCTTGCTTCATACGGATTAAGAGCATACTTAGCAACATCAAATGTGCCATCAAGAGGATTACGAAAGTTAAGCATATTATCAAATGCTCTAGTGGTTGCGTCAATACCAATACGAAAACCTCCGTTGAGATTGTTACGCATGGTTGTTGCAAGCTGTGATGTCATAAGACCAAGGCGCAAGCTGTCAAGATCACGAGCGTATTGAATTAATTTTCTATTTTCCGTAAGTTGTTTAGCTTCTTTGCCTGACAGTGCAGATACGCCAGCTTCGTGTAATTCATCTACGCTTTCAATCATACGATCAACAGCATTTTTTGCTGGTCTTCCTCCTATAGCACGTTTTACTTGACTCGCTCTTACCAGTGTGCGACCTGCTTCTGACATTTCTGCATAATACATAAGAGAGAATTGATCAAGCGTCAGATTGTGTTCTTGCATAATACTACGAACATCATCTAATTTTTCAAACTCGCCTTTTCTAAGTAGATCAGTGATACCCTCAGTTACACGATCTCCTTTGTTTAGCTGTAATTTGTCTTTAACTTGAATAGCTGCTGCAGATATATTGCGGAATACGTCTGATCCAAGTGCAGCTTCCATAGTATCACTTGGATTCAAATCTTTTTTAAGGCGTCTGCCCACTGCAACTTTATTAGGATTTAGGGCATTGAGTGTTTCAGTAACTTCATCGATGCTTTCTTTACTAGCTTTACTTAGAACTTCATTTGTTTTTTCGCTAGCTTTTTTAGCCCTCTCAGCTGCACCAAGCTGCGCAGATTCATATAGTTCATCTGCTTTAGATGCTGCTTTTGTCTGCGCTCTACCAGACAAGTATCCAATACCACCACCTGTAAGAGCAGCTATACCACCGCTTAAGGCTACTTGCTCACCACGGATATCTTCTTGCAAGCCTGTCTCTACACGAGTCTGTTCTTGTGCTAGTGCTTGTCCTGTACCTATAGCACCTTCTACTGCTGCCGCTTTAAGCGCAGATGGCGCACGAGTCATAGCAGAAGATAGAATTTTACGTATGCCAATCTTAGCAGCTTGTGTGCCAGCAATACTTGCAGCTTTACCTGTGCCACCTGTAATGATGCCAAGATACGTAGACGGTGCAGATGCTATGCCTTGTGCATAATCCAGCATCATTCTTCCATAGTCATCGACTTCTTCTAAGTCATCGATGCGATCATAGGCATCAATCAAACGAGCAAACGTCTGCTTACCTTGTCTGTCTGCATTCTGTGCATACTCAAGATCACGCAGGGCTGTTATTTCATTTGTATTTTGAAAACGCATATGCTCCATAAACTTATCGATAACTTCATCCTTAGTCATCAACTCATCTACACCGCCACGCTCTCTCAAAAAATAAGTGGCATCCGCGATAAAATCAGAATCGGATGCCAACTCATCACGTGTAAGGGTATCACGTTTGTTATAATCTTTAAACATACTTACACCTACTGTCCTGCACCTACCAATGCACCCATTCCTTCAGGAACATCTTCAGCATTTGTGGTAACTTGAGATGTTTTATTTGTTTCTGTCATAACTCTTTCAAGCCAAGCATTTGCTTTTTCTCTGGCCCTTTGGTTAGTAGCTTCTTTTCCTTTATAGTACTCATATACTTTATTATATGCAGCATCAATGAAGGCATCCTTTTTATCGCCTTCTAACGTAGGAAGCATATCAAGAGTTTCTGTAAACAGTGTTTGATCATCTGTACCTTGAAGTATAGGAATATCAGATGTATTACTTTTATCTTCTTCTTTTTGATCCGGCGCACCTGCATAGACACCCTTATCTTTTGCCCATAATACCAGTTCTGCTTTTAGTTCGAGTATTTCAGTTCCGCTAAGTCTATTACGGTTAACTTCCGCTTGTTTTTTAGCAATTAATTCAGCGACCTTTGTGCTGACCATAATATTGCGGTCTGCTTTTTCGTGTTCATAGAGCATTACACCAGCAGAGGGAACTCCTTTTGCTCCGGTAATTTGATTACCATAGTTTCTAAGATTACTGTCTGCAGCAGGACCGCTAAACATTCCCGCCTCATCGCCAGACAAAACTGCTGAAGCCCTAGCAGATTCTACAGGATCGACAAGATTAATAGCACCCTGAACAGGACTACCATATTCAAAATCTTCTGTGGCTAATGCTCTCAATTCAGCAAGGTTCATACCTGTAGCAGCGGCGGCTGCATCAGCACGTTGTTTCATATACGCACCTTGCAATCCTGTACCGCCTATATCGGCAATAGCATCTGCAGTTGTCATGCCAGACGAAACCTTGCCCATTACACCGTCAAGTAATTCATCATACGTCATGCCGCCCAAGTCTTGACCTTCCGCTAGAGTAATAATATCTGCTGGTTTTATGGCTGCGATTTCGGGATTTTCTTTTGACAACTTTTGTTGGTGAATTATGTGATCTACAACCTGTTGGTGCCTATTTTGCTGCCAAGCTACAGCGACCTGCGCGTCAGAGAAACCTGCATTTTTAAGTATCTGCCCTGCTGTGTCTAACTCTTTACGTTTTTTCTTGCGCTCTGAAAGTTTAGCTACACCAAGTCTACCAAAATCTTTTAAGCTACTATCAATCAAGCTAATAGCTTCTTTACGCTCCTCTTCAAATATTTCTGAAGCACGTTTAGCTGCGCCACCAAGAGCGGCTGACATAATAAAAGCCATCTTATGATCTCCTTGCCATTAAGCCGCGAGGCTCTTCGTCTTCCATTGCCTCTTCTTCTTGTGGTTCTTCTACAGGTTCTTCTTTAGGCAACTCTCGTCTTGATCTCATTTCACTAAGGGTCAGCGCAACTTCTGTTTTCGTAGGTGCTTTGTCATCAACATCAGTAGATAAGACAGTATGCTCAACTCCAGACTTCTCAGCCATCTTTGAAATAACTTCGGTGAGTGCAGGGGCGATAATCATGCCGACATCTACACTATGCAATCCTTGCATAACACCACCAAGTTGTAGTGTATCCACAAGAGTATCAACAGGCACACCCATTTCAAGCAAGTCCATCATCTCAGATGCTTGCCTTTCATTCGTCACACGGTCTACATAAAAGGCCAATGCCTGATCTGCAGTAGGAAACTGAGGGGGCCGTTGCCATGGTCTATCACCTACAGGTGCAGTCAAAGACTGTCCGGGTATAGGCGCATCAAAGGATGGGGCAGGTTCGTTTTTATTACGCATAATCTGTTTCCATTGCTTTCTGTACTAATCTGACTAGACGAACAGATTCAGGTTCGTCTTCAGGTTTCATTGTAGCACGATCAGGTTTGAAAAGCAAGCCTTTAGGTTTAGGTGTATCAACTGGCTTAGCCTTACTTGCCTTATCCATATACCTTTTAGTATTAATAATACTGTTAGTTGTCATACGTGTTTGCATTTTTAAAACCCAAATTTAAATCCTGTGTTTAAACCAATCTTGAGTACATCAGTAACAAATCCACCGACAGCTTGGCTTGACTCATAGTCACCTTTAAACTTTGCAACCTCAAGATTGTTATCTGCTTGCATTTGTGCGATAGCTAGATTTGCTTGACGGTCTGCTTCATTGTCTGCAGTATCCCATGCCCACTCCATAGTGTCAGCATAGTACTGCCATAGATTTTCATAAGCTGTTTCTGATATACCAAGAACTGCTGCTGCATTGATTTGATTAGCAGCATTGATAGCTGCTGTATCTGCTGTAGCAATTTCTCTACGCCATACAGCATTCGCTTGTGCAATTGCGAGTTGGTTCTGCGCATTGAATGTGTCACGTTGATTGTTTAGTTCAGCGTTAAAGCGTTCTACTGTATTGGCTTGACCAGCATTAAACTGTGCCTGTGCATTTACTTGCGCTGCATTAAACTGTGATGTCTGCTGCGCAAGATTGGCAAAGAACTGATCAACTTGATTCTGGCTAGTAGCATTAAACTGACGCGCAGCATTCTCTGCAGCTTGGTCTGTAAACAGAGATTGAATACGCTGCTGCGCCTTGAACATTTCTGTCTGCTGTTGATTGCTTAGATTAGTCATGTCCATCTGCAAGAAGTTTTGAGCATTCTGTACTGCGGCTTGCTGACGGTTGTTCAAGTTCTGTGTATCCATCTGTGCCAAAGCAGCAGCTTGTGACATTACAAGTGCTTGCCTGTTAGATAGATTATTTAAGTTCATTGTATTTACAGCACGAGAGTTCTCAAGTTGAACTTGCTGTTCTGCTGTAAAGTTTTGATTTGCTATGTCACTAATCTTAGCGGCATTCTGCACACGTGCTTGGAATGCTTGATCAAACTCCATACCCATAAAGGTAGCACGTTGCTGTGCAGCAAGCATCGCACGTTGCTGTCTGTTAGAAAGATTCTGTGCTTCAAACTGTGCTACTGTAGCAGCATCTGCCTGTGCAATAGGAAGAGCAGCCTCAAGCGTGGCCTGAACAATTGCCTGACCAGCGAGGCTACTTGCGCCTAGTCCACGTGCAGCCATCTGTGCTGTAGCATTACGCATAGCACCAGCAGCCCATGCAGGTGGATTGGCAGCATCAAAGTTAGCAGTAAGAGAAGCAAGCTGACCTTGTACTGTAGCTTGTGTAGAAGGTGTAGCTTCTGCTGCTTGAATTTGTTCTGTAAACTGTGCAGCCTTAGTAGCGTCTGCCGCTGCACCACTGATAAGTTCACCCTGCTGAATTTCACGTTGGACAGGATTATCTATTAGTGTAGCATTTCCTTGCGCTGCTGTCAAGTCTCCAACACTGGATGCTGTTTGCTGGGCCGCTGTGACCTGCGCACGTGGGTCTACAGTACCTTGTGCTGCCTGTGTAGCATTCATAGCTGCATCAACGGCTGGTGCGGCTTGTGCAGCCTCCATGATATTTGCTTGCTGTTCTTGTGGGGCAGCAGCTTGTTGTGTTGCAGCCATAGCTGTAGGCACTGCAACTGCACCTGTCACTGTACCAGCACCGGGTTGTATGTACTGACCTGCTTCAGTAGGAGTAAGTGCTGCTTGTGTTACACCACCCGCTGGCAATCCCGGCTGGTACATACGTTGTACAGTAGATTCACCGATATTATCTGGTGTTTCTGTTTGTGCTGCAGGTGTGTCTGCTTGTTGTTGTTGTGTACCCTGTGCTACAGTACCAGTGTTTGCAGCAGGTTTTGTGACGGGTTGAATAGGCGGCATAGGCTGTGCTACTTGTTCAAACTTTAATGGTTCACCTACAATGCCACCCTCTTGATACTTCTTACGTACCACACCACCCTTTGCCATCTGCATAGCCTTCTGTTGGTATGTCTGCATCTGCTGTTGACGCATAGGGTCTTGAGCAAGGTAATCTTGAAAGCCCTGCATATTGCCTTGATAACCCATGGCACGTGCAATCTTCTCCATGCCACTAGGTTTAAATGCTTTGAACATTGCCATACCTTATTCCCTACTCAATACTTTGTCTAGCTTATCTTCAACACGATGCAGTGCATCCATGACC